GGGGAGATCCATCACGTGCACCACGCATGGCGGCGGGCGTTGTTGCCCTTGACGTCGTCGATGGTGCGCGCCGTGTCCCGACTCGACCAGCTGACGCCGCGCCATTGGGCGCACACGGCCGTGTCAGTCCCGCCGGAAACCGTCGTCCTGCATCCGGCAATCGGGATCGCGAGCACAACGGCCAGCAGCATCGTCCGCGCGGTTCGCCGCATCGGTTCTCTCCTTGTCGTGAGCGGTGATTTCGGCCCGGACGGAATCCTGCCCGGCCTGGTAGACGGCATGACGCCAGCCGGCATAGATCCCCGCCGCGGCCAGCACGGCGGCGGCCAGCACGGCCAGCCTGACGGCGCTCATGGCGAAGCCTCCGGTAAGTCAGGCGCGGGCGCGGGCGCGGGACCCGGCGCCGGATCGCGCCCGGCGAGATCGGGCACGTCGAGCGCGTCGGCCAAAGCGGCGGCGCGGCGGCGCGCCCATTGGTCGTAGAGCATGGCGCCGACCGCGATCATGCCGCCGGCGGCCGTCAGCCAGGCCACGGTCGCGCCGATCGCCGCCACGTGGTCGGCAAGCGGCGTCAAGGCGGCCGTGGTTTGGGACAAGGTCACGGCGACGACGCCCCCGCCCGTGGCGGCGCTGGCGAAGCCGCGCGCAGGGGCGCGGCGGGCATCCTCCAACAAGCCCTTGCGCTCGCCGCCGGGGCTATAGACCGCATCGGGTCCGACCGAGCCGGAGGCCAGCGCCTGGGCATGCCGGCGCACTTGCGTGACGCGGGAGCGCCAGCCCCCGCCATAGCGGCCCCAGCCGCGCAGGGCCTGCAAGAACGCCAGGCGGCGGTCGAGCATGGCGCCGATCAGCCGGTCGTGGTCGGGGCAGGCCAGCACGGCGGCGAGCGTCGCCTGGCCCATCTGGCCATCGACGCGCAAGCCGCCGAGCGCCCGCTGCAACCACTTCACCGCTTGCACGGGGCCGGAATTCACCGCCCCGTCGAACAGCGCGAAGTCGACGCCGGCGGGCAGCTCGTCGCCCTTGATCGGGGTCCAATACTGGGTGCGATAGATGGCGTCCCGCTCGGCCGGGACCATCAGCCAGACGTCGCGGGGCGGCAGGCCTTGACGCACGCGCCAGGCGGAATAGACGCGCTGCGTCACGCCCTGATTAGTGCGCCCGCCGGGGTCAAGGGAGTCGTCGACGCGACCGCCCTCATACACCAGTTCGCGGACGAGCGAGGGCGCGAATTGCTCTTTCACGGGGTCGTCCTCCGGGCATGAAAAAGCCCGCCGAAGCGGGCCGGAGTGGCGCGGGAGCGAGGTGTCGCCGGTCAGTTGCAGCCGGCGTCGCGGCCGTTGCCGGCGCAGTGCAAGGCGTATTTGGCGAGACCCAAGGCCCCGCAGGCCGGGGGCAGAACGGCCAACGCGGCAATCAGGATCAGTTTCAGGGTTCGGGAGCGCATGGCGGGCCTCACAGCTTGGCGGCGAGGTCGGCGGCGGCTTGCGGGCAGGCCGGCCACTTGGCGTCGTCGCGCCAATCGGGATCGCCGGCGGTGACCAGGGCGCGCCACTTGGCCCGCATCGCGCCGATCCAGGTCGCCCCCTGGGCAAAGGCGGCAAGGTCGGCCTGGTCCTCGGCGGTGCGGCTGGGCTTGGCTATCAAAGCCAGGCCGTAGGCCAGCATGTTCAGTTGGGTGGCGTCGGACGCATAGGCCAAAATGCGCTTTGCGCATTCTGCCCGCGCCTCGACGGCCGAGGGCGCGCCGGACGGCCCGGCCACACCATGGAGCGCCAGCACCTGCCGCAGCGCGGCGCCGGATTCCGTCCCGACGTCGTCGCGCGGCCACGGCGTCGGCTGGTTGCCGGCAGCTTTCCACGCCGCGAAGTCGGCGTCGTTGGCCGGCACAATCGCGCCGCGTCGGGACGAGAACACGCGCCCGTCGGAGGCGCGCCAATACCAGTTTCGTGGATCATAGGCCATGAGTTACCTGCCTGCGCGGTTAGGGTTGGAGCTGTCGGTCAGAGGTTTTGGGCGCCGGTCGACAATGACCCCGCCGTTGACCCGGGGAAAAAGTTGACCCCTGCGCCTTGCGTGTTGAACACGCCATTGGCATTGCCGTAATATCGAGCCCCCGTGGTGGCTCCCGAAAACGAACAGACAGATGATCCCGTTGAGATCACCCCGTTGGTTCCGACATTGGCAAAGGCCGGGGAGAAGGCGGGTGTGCCGGTGAAGGTAAATGCCACGGCAGTCGTGCTAACACCGTCGGTCAGGCCGAGCTGGACCGTTGATCCCCCCGAAGCCGCGATCATTCCAGCGCCCCCCGCCAGAACTGCGACGGCTCCAAAAACATACATGATCGAACTTGCATAAGCCGCGAGAAACACTCCGACTGTATTGCCCAGAAGCCGGGTTGATCCGTTCAGCGAAAGCGCGCCGCCGTTTGTGACAAAGGCCAGCTCGTAATAGGCGCGAAGAGAAAACCCGTTTATGCTGACTTTGGCGCCGTTGACGCCGATTCCACGGCCAGCGTTCACAGCGATCGACGAGGCATCAATTACGACGGACGATGGGGAGCCAGTGTTCCCGATGAAACTCCAGCTTGAAACCAGGCTGGATCCGATTGTGACCCCGCTATAGGTCCCGTTGGCGACGTAAAGATTGACGCCCTGAAGAGCAATGTAGCCGGAGGCTATCTTGTTGACGGCGCCTTGCAGCGTCAGAAAAGCCGTGCCGGCCGTCAGTCCGTCATTGGAATCATTCCCGGACGTCCCGTTGACATAGAAATTCGTGCCCGCCGTCAGGATTTGCAGGCCGGACAGCCCCGCCGATATCAGCGCGCGGATGGCCTTCAGCGTCATGTCGTCGGCGTTGTTTTCGGCGATGCCGCCCGGCGCGCGAATGATCGTACGCAGCTGGGCGATCAGCGAATTCAGCGCGCCCGCCGGCACCACCGTGCCGTCATTGGCGGCGGGGCTGGAACAGTCCTTCCACCAGGTATCCGTGCCGGTGAACACGCGCGTGTCGGTGGGGCGGCTCGTCACCACGTTGACGGCATTGGAGCCGGGGCCAAGAATGTCGGTCATGTCAGATCGCCTCGTAAATCGGGGTCAGGTGGGCCGGCAGGATGCGCGACAGGATGCAGATCAGCGGCCCGAGGTCGGGACCGCAGGCCAGCGAGGCGCCCGCGGTGGCGCAGCCCGCCTGAAACGGGCGCTGCGTCGGACCGCCATAGGAGGGCGAGGCGGCCAGCGTCACCCGAATGCGCAGGGTCGCCTGCGGGTCGGCCGGCCCGGGCGCGGCGCAGCCCGCCTGCATGCAGCCGGCGCGGGCGGAGATGTCGGGAACGCAGGCGATCGCCCAGCCGGCCCGGGCGGCGACCGCCACGAAATAGTCGCAGCGCTGGCCGCCGAGCTCGCCCACCTTGGCGCAGAGATCGGGAAACGGGTCGCACGCATCGGGCAGGCCATAGTCGTTGAGCCATTCCGGCCGCGTCTCAACGAGCGTCTGGCACCAGAACTCCTCGCGCAGCGCGCAAACGCGCGCCTCCAGCGCCTGGATCACCCGGGCCGCCGCGCGCCAGAACGACCATAACACGCTGCCCTGTTCCGGCCCGCCTTCGTGCGAGCGCCAGGCCCGCCCCGGCGGCAACAGCGCCAGCACCTGGTGATGCGTTTCCTCGAGGCTCGGGCAGATATCGGTGGAGCTGATGGGAAAACAGGTCATGAGGAAATCGTCACGCGAAGGTCACGGCGCCAAGCACCGGAATGGCCCCGGCCACGATCGTCACGTCGGCGGCGGGGACCGTCACGGCGTGGCGCTCCTCGCCGGCGGCATTGGCGATGGCTTGCCAAATCCATGAGCGCGAAAAGGTCTGCGCGGTCGCCAGGAACGGCAAGCCGGCGACCGGGGTGTCGGAGCCCGCCACTCGGCCCAGGCGGCGGACGGCGTCGCGCAGTTCGGCCAGCACGGCCTCGCGCACGGCGGGAGTATCGGGCGACAGGCCGGTCACCGTGACGGCGACAACCTGGGGCGCCGCCGCGCCGACGGTGACGTTGGCGCCGGCCGGAGCCTGGGCGGCCAGCGCCGCCTGCACGGCGGCCAGCGAGGCCGCCACGGGCACGCCGCCAGCCGTGGCGTTGTCCGTGAGTGGAAACACCCGGATGGTGCCGGGACCCGCCCACAGGCGTTCGACAAAAACACGCGTCACGCCCGGGACCGCCGAGGCCCAGGACACGTAGTCCGCCGCCGCGCCGCCCTGGGGCGGATTGCGCTTGCGAAACAGCACCCGGGCGCGCAGCGCGGCGTCGGCCTCGACGTCCGAACCGCCGCCGAGGCCCGCGGCGTCGACGGCGAAGGTCGCCGGCCCGGTCACGCCGGAGCTTGCCGCCAACGCCGTCCCGGCCAGGCTGTTGCCGGCCTTGCCCACCGCCTCGGCCACCACCGCGACGGATGCGGTTCCGGCGCCCGCCAAGGCGACCACGCCTACCGCCAGGAACCGCGCGCCGTCGGCGCGCGTGAGCACGGTTCCCGAAGCGATCGTCACGGCTCCCGTCGCGGTGACCGCGACCGTACCGGTCGCGGCCGAGGCCGGCAGGCGCGCCATGCCGTATTCCACGGCGTGGCGATCCAGCCATTGCCCCTCGGCGGACGCCGCGAAGATCTGCTGGGCGATATAGTCGAGCCGGAGATAAACAGCCCACAACGCCCCGGCAAAGACCTTGGCGGTGGGACCGAGGTTGTTCGGCCACAGATTGGCATCGGCGCCGGGCAATTCGGCCCGGAACGCGGCGCGGACCGAGGCTGCGAGGTCCGCCAGATTGGGCATCGCGAAGGCCATCAGCGCACCTGCTGCCAGAGAAGGTCATACTTCCGGTCGTAGATCCGCGAACCGTCGCGGGCATAGACCGCGACGGCAATGTCGAGCCGCGACTGAGCCCGGCGCGCCTCGGTCGTCACCACGATGCGGGCCGCCGCGCCCTGCTCCACGATGGGCGCCAGCGCCTCCTCCGCCATGGCCTGCGCCCAGCGGGCGCTGTCGTCGGTCAGGGGCGCGCGCTCCAGCAGCCACAACAGCGAGCCGAGCTCGGTCTCGCCCTGGTCCTCGCGGACGTCGACGCTGTTGCCCCACCAGCCCCACGCGTCGCCGTCGATCAGCCCGGCCAGCGGGTGCTCGGGCGGGCAGCGCCGGTCGGTAAAGAGCGCCAGCTCGATCGCCGTGGCGATGGCGGCCTTGGCCCGCAGGCCGCCCCGGTTCAGCGTCTC